GCCGATGCTCCAATCGAAATACCTATCGGGTCCTATGCTCAATTAAGCGGTGGCTTATCGGAAGAAACAGTTAAAGCGCTGGAAGAATCCTCTTACTTTACACGTGGTGGTCTTTCTATGAAAACACTTGAACGTGCCAAAGAAGAAGTACATGCTATGAAAGACCTTGTTAAGGATGATACTGAAAAACGTGCAGAGCGTGTTAAGAATGATATTATTCGTTCCTACTTTGATGAAACATCCGATGTAGATAAAGAAATGCTTGATATAGTTCTTGCGGATCCGACACACATTAAACAAACATTTAACAATGTGTACAAGGAATTAACCGAGCAATACCGAGAACAATATACAAGTGATTTTGATGCTATGGATGCAGATTTAGAAACCGCACGTACTAGCGGTGTAACCCCTACATGGTTAGGTGAAAATAAACCACCACGTTCAAATGCTGAACGTAGACGAATGGCATATCAATCTAGCCTTGCTCGTACGCAAAGTGCATTAGCGGATAATCCGGAAGCACTTAATCAAGCAGGAGCTCATTATGCTGATATGGAGCATACACTCAAACAAATTGAGTCACTAGAATCTATGCGAGATAAGCTATTTGAATTGGCAGATAATGACATCGCATTACGTATGCAATTATCCAAATCCGGTTATGAGGTGTATCAGTCCTTAAAATCTATAATGAGTGATGAATCAGTTGATCGTAAACAACGTGATACGGCGGAAGCTAATGCATTGCTTATGGCACAACATGCTGATGTTATGGCAGATATTATGCGACGTGCTGGACGTGGTAACTATACGGCCATGGATTATTTCAATACTGTTCGTGTACAAATGAACGGCGAACTAAAAGGGCAAAAAGGATTAAATCAAGTTAAACAAAGCGATGTCAAATTGGCAAAAGACCAAGCGGAATGGGTTCACACATTAAAAGAATATAATCCTAAATCCAATGCATTTGTTAAGATAATGGACACACCATTAGTATTACAAATGATTGGAGGTCTTGACTACGACGTTGTAATTAAACAATCTAAAATTGCGGATATACAAGAAAAGCACCCGGAAATTACGCTAAACGAATTGGAACAACTTCCTTTTGCATTAGTTGACCCTGTTGCCATTTTTAAATCAAGTACGGTAAAAGATAGTATTGTGGTTATGGCGGAAATGAAAGCAGATAACGGCTTAAATGTTGTAATTCCAATGCAATTAAATAAAACCAAGCGTAATAACACGATTGTGTATAGCTTGGTTAATAGTGTGTATACAAAAGATACGGTAAAGAATAAATGGTATCAAGATTACTTGGAAAATCCTGAGTTTGATACGCCGTTATATATAAACGAACAAAAAGTCACTAATTGGTATCTGGCAGAGGGGCTCTCATTACCCCAAGCGAAATACCACATTAGTGACTTCTTTGATGTAAGTATACCAAACGAAAAAGATTTAGACAAGCTCCGAAAACAACATAATTATCAATACTATCAAGCTGCATGGCATGGTTCACCACATGATTTTGATGAGTTTGATTTAGGCGCTATCGGGAGTGGTGAGGGCAACCAAGCACATGGTTGGGGCTTATATTTTGCCAAAGATAAAAAAGTATCCAATCTATATAAAGAGGTATTGAGTAAAGCACAAGATTCTAACAAAAGCAGTTTATTTAAAGTAGAAATACCAAATGAAACAGAGTTATTACCAGAGCAATATCCTATTTCTGGATATAGTCGATATGTAAGAGATAGCTTGAAAAACGGATTACATAAAATGTCAGAAGAACAACTGGAACGTTTTACAAGTTTATTAATTAAATATCACAAAGGGTCTATTATTGGTGATGAATGGACAAATAAATACACACGCTTTATGGATGTAGGGTACATAATATCTGAACTACATAACAAAAATAAAACAATAAATGACATCAATAAAATTCAAAAAAGAAATATTGATAGATTTTTGAAGTCAGTAGGTATAGATGAAAATATTGATACCATAGCTGGTAATGAAGATTTATTGGAAGCTGTGTATAAAAAGTTTAGATATGATCTATATTCACAATACGAGAAAGAAAAACAGTTAGAACGAGAACGTGAAGAAAAAGCTATCTCGAATGTTAAGACTGATGTATATGGTGCATTAGAGAAAACCAATATTGCTGGTAAACAGTTGTATTCGTTTTTATCTCATGCACTTGGTAATGATGAACATTTTAATCTTCATAACGTGAAAAATGCTAAAAAAGCTAGTGAATTTTTAAATAGTATCGGCATAAAAGGCATCTACTACGATGGCGAACAAGACGGACGATGCTATGTAGTATTTGATGATAAGGCAATCAAAGTAATTGAAAAATACAATCAATCTATCAACGGTATGACGCAAATTAATAGTCCTACCGACCGCCTTATTCAAATCTTCAAAACAGCTGACCGGTCAACATTCTTACATGAAATGGGACACGTATTTTTTGATGATATTAAGAACCTAGCTGAAATGGAAAACGCTCCAGAGCAACTTGTAACGGATTGGAACAAGTTGAAAGAGTGGTCTGAATGGGATGATACAGAAGGCGCTGATAATACTAAAGCACATGAAAAGTTCGCTCGTGGATGGGAAGCATACCTTCGTGAAGGTAACGCACCTACTAAAGGATTGCAACGTGTATTCCGAATGTTCTCAAAGTGGTTAACTCGTATATATCGTGCGGTGACACGACTAGGCGGATTACCACCTAAAGAAATTCAAGACATTATGGCACGCATGATCGCTACCCAAGAAGATATTGATGCTTACACAAAAGAACAGGCACTTGAACAATTTGAATCTAGCAAGTTATTTAAACAGCTCGATGAAGCCGAACAAGCAAAGGTTCAAAGCCATATTGCCGACGTCGGGGAAATGGCGAAAGAACGTGTCATGAAGCGGTATATAAAAGAATTGGAGAATCGACCAATCAAAGAATGGAATGATGAAAAAGATTCTATTCAAGCTGATATTGAAAAGCGTTTAATGGAACAGTATCCAATATATAAAGACCATCAACGCTATAATGCATTCGGTAAAAATGCATTAGCCAATACTCGATACGGCACGCTAAAAGAATTAGAAGCTGCTGAACGTGAGCAAACAGGATTTACATTTAATGAAGCTGTTAATCAAGCTATGGAATCTGCAGAGCAGACATTCATAGAGGATAACCATATTGGTAAATCCAATATAGAAATTGCCGAAGAGTGGCTATTATCTTCAGACGGCCAAATGAAGTTGACTGAAGAGGAAGCAAAAATCATCAAGTCACAAACCAATCGTGACCTTGCTAAAAACTGGGAACTACTCGATAAGTTAAATCGACTTGACTCTAATTCAGAAACGATTGAATCTGATTTAGAAATAATCGAAAAAGAGTTAACAAAAGAGCAAAAACTTCGTAAAGAAAAAGCAAAGGTTGATAAAGAGCTGGGTTCTGTTTCTAAAGAGTTGGATAAAGCTAATGATGAAATCGAGCGACTAAAAGAACAACAAAAAGAATTACAAGAACAAACAAGTAAAAATCAAGCTGAACTTAAAGATGAGAAGAATGAGTTAAGTAAACGTCTGACAATTGTTACTAATCGACTTGATAGGATAATCGAACAAAAAGAGCGATTAGAAGAGCGTATGTTAATGAGATTAGACAATCAGTCATTAAGCTCACAAGAACGTATAGAACAATTAAAAGACTTACTGCAAGACCGCATTAATAATGTACGTGCTATTCGAGATAGTGGCGTAGGAGTGGTAAGTGATTATATGAACCGTGCTAGTCAGGAATTGGGCGATTTGACCTTATCCCAAGCTAGCCAGTATAAGAAATATCAAAACCAAGCTATTCGTGAAGGTAAGCGTGCTGACAGAGCATTAGCAGTCAATAAACTGGAAGAGGCTCTACAAGCTAAACAGTTACAACTTCTAAATCAAGCTCGAGCTCGTGTTGCGTTTGATAATGCACTCCGGATTAAGAAATTACGAACTAAGTTACTTGATAATCTAAATAGAATGACACGACCTAAGAATCCTATTGCTATTGAGCCTAACATGCGTTACTTCTATGCACACATGGCATATCAAATGGGGTTAACTAAATATGATGGACTAGAACCAGTAGACGGCTTTAATATGAATGCCGTTATTAATGCATTGGATCCTGATGCGGATATTCTAGGTGACCAAAGTATTACATTTCTTGACCCATGGATTGTGCAGCTATTCTACAGTAAAACACCTATGTCATTTAAAAATCTAACAGTGAGTCAGTTGAACACACTGGAAGAATTAATGACAGGTATGTATAAGAATGGCCGCAATGCTTATGAAGGCTCGACTATCCTTAATGATAAAGGTGAATCGATTACATTTGATGATGCGGTGGATGGCATATTAACGGAAGCAGTAGGTACTTTTGGCAAGGTTAATGGAAATGTATTTAACGCACAAAACAATCAAACTGGTTTGGAAGCCGTTGCAGGACTTATTAATAAAGGCAATTTATCATTGCTCAAGGTTGAAACATTCTTACGTCGATTAGGGCCTAATGCGGTGAAATACATTTATGACCCTATCAGCCGTGCAACACAAGCCTTTAATGAACGCAAGGAAGTGTCCATGCGTAGATTGGCAAAAGATGTATCCTCTGTGTATGGTAAGCGTGAATTATTTAACATCCGAAATAAGCATATGTACGATGTTGGGGAATTGCGTAATCTAACCAAAGAGCAAGTCATTGCATTAGCATTAAATTGGGGTACAGAACGTAACAGACAACGGGCAATGGAAACGGCCAAGGTAACTGAAGTTGAAATGGAAAAAGCCTTTCAAGAAATCCTCACCGATAAAGATTGGGAATTTATTATTCGGACATGGGACCACATTAACTCCTTCTTTACTGAACGTAGCAAAGTCCAAGAGGAACTCTATGGTAATCCATTGAAAAAGGAAGAAGGCATCACATTCACTATTGGTGGTAGAACTATCATTGGTCAGTATTATCCAATTGTGTATAATCCGGAAGTTAATGCAAGTATATCTGATAAGGAAGTCGAAGATATTGCTAAGACTATGGTTAGCAGTAATGCGATATTAGGAACTGGTATGAGTGCTACTAAATCACGGTTAGATGTAGTTAAGGATAAATCATTGTTGTTAGACTTTGACGTTATTCCGAATGCTATTACCGAATCAATCAATCATATAACCATGCGTAAAGCTGTGACGGATGTGAATCGATTAGTAGCTAACAAAGAATTTCAAAACTATATTGTTGAGAAATTCGGCGTGAACTCTTATCAATTTTTGCGGACTTGGGTCCGTGATAATTGGAAAGATGAGGCGGCTAAGCTTGATGCATTTGGTAAGATTGTGACAGCATTAAAGAGAAACACATCTATGGCTATCATGGCTGGTCGTGTATCAGTTGCCATTCAGAATACCTTGAATATTCCTGTTGCTACTTATCGTATTGGTGCCGGTAATGTACTTCGAGCTGTTAATCATGCTGGTGTAGGGTTCTATGGCCACGGTACAGAAACCTATAACAATACTCGTGACTTTGTATTAGAACAATCAATCTTTATGCGTGAACGTATTCAAACTTTGGATAAAGACCTTAAAAAGGGATTAACTATCCGAGGAAAGGGGCTCCGTATTAATGACAAGAATATCGGCGGGTACAAGTTTGAAAAAGGCGCTGAAATCCGTGATGAAATTAATAATATGGGATTCCGGTTGCTCACAGAAACAGACTTCGCCTTATCCATCCCAGTATGGAAATTCGCTTATGATCAAAAGGTTGTTGAACTTCAGTCTAAGGAAGGGTTAAGTACTGAGTGGATTAACCAACAAGCAATTGAAGCAGGTGACCGAGCAATACGAGATATTTTCGGAAGTGGCGATACTAAAGACGCCGCAGCTATTCAACGAGCAAGAAATCCATTAACGCAGTTATTCGTTCCTTTCTACTCATACGCCAACACTCTATACAACATTATTGCTGAAGGTTGGTATGCAGGTAAAGATAGGGGTGACTGGACTCAATTTGCACGGATGCTATGGTGGACAGTTGTATCACAAGCAATTGGCATGGTGATTTATAAATCCATGACAAATGGTGACGATGATGATCCGGAATCTATCGCCAAGTCTTTTGCTGAAGAATTTGTACAACAAGGAACCATGGGTATTCCGTTAGTGAGAGATATAGCCACTATGGGTATGAAATTTATTTTAGGAGAACGTCCATACAATAAAGGTAATACCGTAATGGGATTAAGTATCTTTGAGAAATTATGGGATACCGGTCAAGCTATCTCAAGTGACAATAAAGATATTGTTGATGTAGGCCGTTCGCTCAGTCAGGTTTCTAACCGTGTAACTGGTTTTAGTGATACCGTAACCGATGCTTTCTGGACATTGTTGCGTGTAGGGCTAACTGATACGGATGCCAAGATTGAAGATGTATTCATGTCAATTTTGTTAGACAAGCGTTTAAAGACTAAAAAAGAAAAGAAGAAGAAACAATAAAAGTAAGGACTACCTAGTTTTAGGTAGTCCTCTTTATATGCAACAAAGAAAGGCGGGATATTGTGATTCCACAAGTCAACAATCCAGTTGTTCAATATCAATGTGATGGAGTGAATAAGGTCTTTATTTGGCCATATGATTTTAATGACATTAAAGACGTTTCAATTATTCTAGTAGATAGTGATGGTAAACAATTTAAGCAAACAGGAAATATTGCATATGATGCAAAAAATAAAACGTTGACATATCCAAGTACTGGCGATCCATTATCGGCTGATTACAAAGTTATATTGTTTAGACAAACACCAATTTCACAAACAACAGAACTTGCTAATAAATGGCCGTATAACCATATTGAAAATATGAGCGATAAGGTTATTTTGATTCTACAAGAATTAAAAGAACAATTAGATCGCACATTGCAAATTCGTGTAGGCGCTGATGAAGATCCAAATCAAGTTGCACGTGATATAGTCGATAATTCCATTGAGGCGGCTAAAAAAGCAATTGCAGCTGCATTAACTGCAGAGACTAAGGCAAATGAAGTGCAAGATAATGCAACAAAGCTAACAGCTATTAACGACAATATTAATGCATTATCTCAAACAGTGGATGATAAATTAGCGACTGCAAATACAGCTCTTATCCAAAGTGCTGATACATTTGAGAAAACCCAAGTACTTGCAGATAATACGAAGGCATATGCTGCGCAGGCAGAATCGAATAAGAAACAAATTAATGATTTAATATCTAAAGCAGACACGATTAAATCAGACATCGATAATAAACAAATCGCAAGTACAGGTAATGCTAAAAAGGCGGAAGATGCTGCCAAGCGTGCTGAAATAGCAGCATCGAAAGCCGAGGAAATAGCCGTTCCCGGCGGTAAAGGGATTGTAACTAAAACAGAAGCTGATGCTAAATATATTGGAAAAGAATCACTAAATGGTATTGTGTCGGTTAAAGACTTTGGTGCAGTTGGTGATGGTGTAGCAGATGATACGGCTGCATTTAAACGAGCTAATGATAATCTAAAGAATAAAATCTTATTAGTGCCAAATGGGCAATATAAACTGACTGAACATTTAACTTTTAATACAGTAGGTTCTGTCATGGATATGGGTGTATATACCAACATCAAGCCGTATTATCCTACAGAAACACCAATGTTAAAAGGTGCATCCAACATAGCATTCGTGAAAAACATTACGTATGATGCAGAAGTTAACCAATGCCAAGGGTTTACTTACAATTCTAAAAAGAATGTATTTGTACTGGCTTGTATCAATGGTGAAGGTACTAATCAAATTCTTTATGAACTCAATCCTGACACCTTTGAAAAAGTAGGGACCTATAAATTTACGGATTCTGAGCGCCTAGGGCATTGTAATACGATGACGTACAATCGCTTTACCAATAAGATTTACATCGCCAACGGACTAAAAAACGGCAACAATTTGACGGTTATCAATGCCGATACTATGGCAATAGAAAAAACCATTACATTGCAAGAAAAAGTATTCAACATTGACTATGATCCAATTACACGCACCTATGTAAGTATCGTTCCTATTGCTGGCAATCAACGAGTGCGAACTATCAATTTGTATAATGATGAATTTAAAAAACTAAAAAGCTATCAAGTAGATTATGTATATCCTGACATGAATAATAATGGCGCCTTCATGCTCAATGGAGCTATTATGTCAGCAACACTAGGCAGTTTGGTTGAATGTACTCCGTTTGGGACGGTTAAACAGATCATTGAAATCAATCGTGAAACTGAAATTGAAGATATTGCGTATTACAATGGCAAGTTCTATTTTTCTGTGCTTACTCAAAAGCCTAACAAACGTCACCAAGTTGATATTTATGTAGGTGACCCAAATTACGATTTTGAAAACTCAATCAATATGCAACGATTGAAAAACCTTGATTATTTAGGGTTGAGTGGCGGCAAGATGAAGGGCCCTATTATCATGCCCAATAATACATCTGTGCAAGTAACAGATACAAACGGCGCAGCACATCATGCGGTTAAGATGTCTACTGGCAATAGTATGGAATTTGGCATGAGTGATAACCGTACCGTATTTCTCGGCACATCGTTAGGCTACTACGACAAGAACAAAAACAAAACTTTTAAAGTATTAACTGAGGACGATGTATCCGGTACCAATACTGGCGGACTAATGTTAAAAGAAGATGCCGAAAAAACGTATGTAAAGAAAAGCGGGGATACCATAAATGGTAATTTAGTTGTAGATATTATTAGTGGACCTAAATACAACCCTGACGATTTTGTAAAATCTCCATCAAAATTTACTGGACTAAAAGTTGGTGAGGCTAACGAGGTTATGATTGGTGGGAGAAAATGTTGGGGCACATGTATTTCTATTCCTTGGAGTAATTCTAATGATAATCGTGTATTAGGGTGTCAACTATATTTCGCAAATTCAAACGACATGTATATACGGTTTGATAATAATTCATCTGAATTTCCGTTAGAATGGCGCCGAGTTGCTACATTCAAATTAAATGGACATTTATTATTTGCAAACGGTGCAGAATTGTGGGTGGACTAATGGCAGTTATAAAAGTTAAACGCCCTAATGGTGAAGAATATACATTTAATTTAACAGAGAATGCACAGGACACGGGTGGTAATTACATCCGTGTCCGTTTTAATGACCAAGATTTTTATGCAAGGGTTTCAGTGAATGTAACGCCATTAAATGTTGTTAAGTCAAATGGAGATAGAGGGTATGTGCAATATGACCCTATAGGATTCAATACATGGAAGTGGGAAGCATGGCATGTAGAAAAGTTTAATCGATGGTATGTGTACTTACCAAAAGGTAAATATAGAGTAACAATTACTGCAATGACAGAAAAAGCTTATGAATTAACGATTCCTACATCTAAAGATATTGAAATCACAATTACAACATATAGGAACAATAATAATGATGATTTCATTAGGTTTAATATTGACAATCAAATTTCTAGGAAAGAATTCATTGATAAGGGGATTAAGCGTTTAGTAATTGAAAGGACAGGGAACATATGATTGAAATTTTCGCTCCGCCACCATCTATTATGGTGGGATTAAATGAACATGAACTTGTACAAATATCATTAGCTATATTTTGTACTTTGATATTGGTATTTGTTGATACGATATTGCGCATCTTGGTTGAGGTGCGCAATTTTAATATCGCAACGAATAGACCCTGTACAATTACCAATACCCTATTGGCCATACTTTGGCGTGGATGGGGATATGTTGAAATCAATGGCAAGAAACATAGGTTCCTAGTCAGTAATAAGTTGAGAGCCGATATGACAAAGAAACTTGTCAAATCCTATCCATGGTTATTTGTATTGTCGTTTATCTTACTTACATTGCCGGATGTGGAATTTATTTTCTTAGGCCGGCTCGATACGTTTTTAAGCACAGGGATGTACCTTATCCCAATTGTAATTGAGTTAGCATCCTGTGTTGAAAATATGATTGAACTGGAGTTAGTGGAATCGAGGTGGTTTAAACGTGCGATTGAATTAGTCAAACAGTTAATAGCATTTATTAAATCTGTAAAAGAGGCGATTAAATGATTGAAAAAATTAGTATTCGTGAGGTGTTAACAATCCTCATCCTAGGGGCGGTCAATATAATGGCCGTCCTTTATGGTTATAACGAATTGGCCATGAGCATTTCCTCCGGACTCGTTGGCTATTTAGGAGGACGTGAATCAAATAGGAAGGAGCAAAACAAATGGAACTAGGAAAATTAAGTGCTGTGTATGAAAGCAATGGAGACCCGGCTATTGTATCTACAGGAGAGGGGGACCTTGGGGGTATATCGTATGGTGCTTATCAGTTAGCAAGTAACTGTGGGAGTGTGGATGCATTCCTTGGTTGGGGCTTGCGACAAGAAGATGGATTTTACAAAGATTATGCAAGAGCCCTTCAAAGTGCTGGACCTATTAACTCCGATGAGTTCATAAGTAAATGGCAAGAACTAGGAACTGTGGATCCTAACGGTTTTATGGAAATGCAGAACGACTACATTAAATATGCTTATTATGATGTGGCATGTAGTGAATTAGCCAATCAATTATTTGATGTTAATATCCATAGCCGAGCATTACGTGATGTTGTATTCTCCGCAGCTGTTCAGTATGGTCCGGGTGAAGTTGTTAATCTTTTTAAAGAGGCAATGCAATATGTTCCGGGTTGGGAGCCTGATTGGAACTTATCCTATGTGAATGATATTAAATTTGACTGGGATTTAATTAATGGGGTTTATGAACAACGGAAGCTGCATCCATGGAACTATGAAGGTAATCCAGATTGGTTGCGTGAAAATCTTGTTGAACGGTTCGATGCAGAAAAAGCGCAAGCATTAGAAATGTTCTCGCAAGAAATGCAAGAAAGGGGTCTATGATGAGCCTTTGGACTTTTAAGGTATTATGTTACATAAAACGACATAAAATCCTCATAGGTGGGCTAATTTTAATTATTTTAGCTATTGTAGGGGTATCTATATATAATTCATATCAAGTCAAAAAGCCTGTGTTACTGAATCAGGAACAAGTAAAGGATCCTGTAAAATTAGCTAATGCTATTCATATTACCAAAGATGAAGCACAACAAGTTGTTTCCAAGATGGAAACAACTCAACCTGTATCCACTTATTATGTGCAAGCTCCTACGGTTGAACAGGCGGCCAAACAAACACAACAGGCTATAAAACATGAGGACCCAGCATTACCTAAAGCAGTGACTGAAAAGTCAGATAGAACTGCTGTTGTTGCTAATACAGACCAGCAAAAGGTGGACGTTTATAAAATCAACCTAAATAAGGCTCATAAGATTAAAGCTGGTGTGACGGTATTAGACAGTAAGGCCTATGAAACTATTGGTTATCAAGCTGGTAAAGTTGAAGTGTTGGCACACTTTGACGGACAGCATTTTGAAGGTGGCAGTGTTCTATATACAGTAAAGGAATGGTGATCCAATTATCTCCGAGTTGCACGGTTTGCAACAGTCAACTATTAGATGATAGTTAATGGGGGTGGTAAAATCAGTACACTATATCTCGACGATGACATGATGCCGTATGCTGATATATTTTTAAAAGCAATAGCCAATATTGAGGCATTGGGGTATTCTTTTAAACCTGATTTGTTGATACATAAATACATCGGGAGAAGTAAAAAGCTATTAGGCATAACATATTGGTATAATGATGACTCTTGCTTGATTGAGTTAAGTAAGGATAATCATGATAAAGACATTGAATTAAACACAATCTATCATGAACTGGCACATGCTACTGTTGAGTGCCATTTTAAAGGTCATGGTAAAGAATTTAGAAAACTACGAAAAAAGATAATTGACGCTTACAATATAGATATTGGCGGCGCAATATTACAATGAGGTGAAAAATATGGCAAAGACATTTGAATTTAACGGAAAGACTTACAATTTCGCAGAAGATGTTCAAGTTCCGCAAGAGGGGTTATTTGAAGCAACGCTAGTCGATGAAAACAACCATCGATGTGAAATGCTCTTCAGAAATGGTAAATTGTTTAGACTAACTGAATTAGATTAGAAGTAAAAATCGCAAATTTTACCACTAAACATAATATTGAATAGTAAATTACAACAAAAGGGGTACCCAATCGGTACCCCTTATTTTTTTTTTGACGTCAAATAAACGTCAAAATTTATATGTTATTATTGATGATTTTTGTATATAATCGTATTATGTAAAAACTTGGCCACAATGATTATTACTGAAATTTAATTATATATGTTAAAATGCGGTTATATTATGGTATACTAAGTTAGATAAAATAATGTAAGAT